CTGTTACTAAAGGGCATGGACACACGCTCATTACAGCAAGAAATGGCTCGCAGAGATACTGAGCAAGACTTGGTGGCCTCGTTTGCGGAGAGCGAAGTAAATATGAATGAGTCACCATTCTTGCAGCAGGAGATGGCGGTTGCCCAGCAGCCAATGACTAACCCCGCAATGGATGACCAAATGATTGCGCAGTTTGCTGCACAACAAATGCAACCGCAGCCATTAGAACAACCGGTTATTCCTGGCGTACCAATGGGACCTCGTTGACAACTATTGAAAAACAGTTTCTAATAGATTTAACCTACCGATGGGTTCATCGGGTTTATTCTTGGAGTTAATCCATGTCCGATGCAGAAGTAGCACAGGAACCGGCAAGGAAACAAGCTGGTAACATAGTAACAAGTGAGAATTTAGCTGAGTTTCATGCACAAAAACTTGGTTTAGCCAGTCAGGAAACTCCAACTGAGGCCGCGGATGCGGAGCCGGTTGTTGAGCAAGACCGGAGTGAACCAGAGGCAGAGACAGAGGCTGTAGCAGGTGAAAAGAAACACAACCCGAAACTTGAAAAGCGGTTTTCGGAACTGACCAAGCAGCGCGAAGCAGCCCGCCAAGATGCGGACCGTGAGCGTACTGCTCGTGAGGGTCTTGAGGCGCGTATTAAGGATTTGGAAGGCAAGTTAAATCCGCCGAAATCGGAAGAACCTGACCCTAAACCAGACCCAGCGCAATTCAATGATGCTCTAGAGTATGCTGAGGCTCTGGCCGAGTGGACTACTGATCGAAAGATGCGGGAGCGGGATCAAGCAGAACTTGCTCGCAAGGTTGAGGAGGAACAGTCGCGGATGCGGCAGAAGTTCCAAGATCGACTAGATGTTGCGAAACAAGATATGCCGGATTACGAGGAAATGATTGCGTCAAGCGATGTCTCGGTGTCACAACCGGTCACCGATGCAATTATTGAGAGTGATGTAGGCCCACAACTCCTATATTACTTGGCCGAAAATCCTGATTTTGCTCGTGAGTTGGCGGAGAAATCCATTACCTCACAACTCCGTGCCATCGGGCGTTTAGAGGCTAAATTTGAGAAATCAGAACCAACTAAACCGAGCGTAAGAGAACCTGTTGCGAAGAAGTCTAATGCTCCGGCACCGATTAGTCCGCTGAAAGCCGGTGGGAATCCTAGCGATATTGCGTTGGATTCTGACCGTAAGTTTCATGGCACCTACCAGCAATGGAAAGCTGCAAGGGCCTCTGGGAAGATTCGATGACGGGTAACTTTAAAATTAATTTGGAGAATTACCATGGCAAATAACTTGCTAACCATCTCCATGATCACCAACGAGGCGTTGATGGTCTTGGAAAACAGTTTGACCTTTACTGGTCGTGTAGACCGTAACTATGATGACCAGTTTGCGGTTGTCGGTGCAAAGATTGGTAACACAGTCAATGTCCGCCGCCCAGGTCGTTTTATCGGTACAACCGGCCCAGCGCTAAATGTTGAGGACTTTAACGAGACTTCATCACCTGTAACCCTCAGTACCCAGTTCCATGTGGACACACAATTTACGACCCAAGACTTGTCTTTGTCGTTAGATATGTTCTCGGACCGTGTACTAAAACCCGCTATTGCAGCAATTGCCAACAAAATCGACTTTGACGGCACCACAATGGCAGTTGACAACACCGCTAATACCGTTGGTACAGCTGGTGTAGTTCCATCTGACATCGCAACATTCTTGACCGCCCAGGCTTTCTTGGATGGTGAAGGCGCTCCCCGTGACGGTAAGCGTTCTTGCGTTGTTGACCCATTCACCGGCGCTAGTATTGTTGGCTCCTTAAAGGGTTTATTCAACCCACAAGGTTCCATCGCTGGCCAGTATGAAAAGGGAATGATGGGTCGCGACACCATTGGTATGAACTGGTATATGGACCAAAACATCGTGTCACATACATATGGTTCTTACGCAACTGCCACAATGTCAACCAACACCGCAACCTTTACTGGTTCGTTGACAACTGGCTGGGCTCAGACTTCAACTATTACCATTGCAGCTGCAACTGCTAACGCCGTGTTAAAGCAAGGCGATACAATTCAGATTGCTAATGTGTTTGCAGTCAACCCACAGAACCGCCAGCCATACGGTGGTAATGTATTGCGTAGCTTTGTAGTAACTGCCGATGTGACCATCACATCGAGCGGAACAGCATCTGTAACTGTTTCCCCAGCCATCATTACTGCTGGTCAGTTCCAAAATGTGACCGTATCCGCTACCTCGTCAACTGCAGTTGTCACACCATTTAACAAAACTGGTATTGTCAGTCCGCAGAACTTGGTGTTCCATCGTAATGCGTTTACCCTGGCTACAGCCGACCTCCAATTGCCTGACGGCGTACATTTTGCAGGCCGTGCAAGCGATAAGGACAACGGACTGTCGATTCGTGTAGTGCGTCAATACACCATTAATAACGACTCCATCCCAACCCGTTTAGATGTCTTATACGGCTGGGCTCCGCTTTACCCTGAACTCGCCTGCCGCGTAGCAGCTTAATAGGAAAGGAACTTATCATGGCAAACCCAGGACCAGCAACTACCCAAACAACCAATTACCTGTTTAACGGTGACTCAACAGACGGCGTGCAAATTGCCGGTGCCGCAGCAGACAAATTGGCGTTTCATGGCTCAACCCCTGTTATCCAAGCAGCTGCTATTACCAATATTGGTAATAGCGCTACAGGTACAGAAATTGCAACCGCAGTTAACAGCATTTTGGTTGCATTGCGTAACAAAGGACTCATTGCGACTTAATCCCGCATGAGACCTGAAAAGGCCATTCTCCAAAAGAGGTGGCCTTTTTTTTGTTTTTATAGTGTAAAAACCTAAAAACATAGGATAATTTAAACATCTCTATCACGAGGATAATCATGGACTCTCTAAAGATTCTTTCCCCAACTTATCGGTTGGACCTTACAACTGGCGCATCATCTGCTCTGCAATTAATACCAGATACACCAACGATTGCATTTCGCGTGGCCATCCTAAATACTGGAACGGGTACTGCAGCCATTACTTTTGGCACAACCTCTAGCAATATGGCTACACCAGCCATTGCGTCTACTGGTGGCAGCGGCTCATTTATTTTGGCTCCTAGTATGTTTTTGCCAATCATCATTGATTGCCCAAGGCCAAACTTTTTTATTAAAGCTATTTCGTCAGGCACAAACGCGCTTTATTTGACATTAGTGGCCAACGAATAAGGGATTTACCATGTCCAATTCCACCGCAAAGACTATAACAACCAATATAGTGCCGGTCCAAGGGACTTTTGAACCCTTGCCACCGTATGATTGCATCAACCTAATTGGACCTGCTGGGACAGCGTTTTATGCCCCTACAAACCCCAATTTAGATGGCGTAAGCATTACCAACAGTACGATTAACAGCACAACGATTGGAGCAACAACCCCATCAACTGCGGCGTTTACTACCGCAACCATGAGCAATCAACCAGTTGGTAACCTTGATTTATGTAATAAAACTTATGTAGATGCGGCAATTGTTGGTATTTCATGGAAGCAACCCGTCAGAGCGGCCACTACAGCAAACATTACCTTATCGGGTGCGCAGACCATTGACACCGTGCCAGTAGTTGATGGTGATCGAGTGTTGGTTAAGGATCAAAGTACCCAAGCCAATAACGGCATTTACATCGTTGGAACCCCTTGGACACGCTCTCCTGACGCAGATATTTGGGATGAATTAGTCTCGGCGATGGTATTTGTGGAGTCTGGCGGTCTAGCTGGCGCAGCATTTTATTGCCCAGTACAACCAGGCGGTACTCTTGGTGTTACGGCAATTACTTGGTCAAACTTTAGCGTGGCCGGTACTTACTTTGCTGGCACAGGTCTGTCTTTAGCAGCCAATACATTTAGCATTACAAATACTGGCGTTTCAGCTGCAACCTATGGTTCAGCAAGTACGGTTCCAACAATTATCGTTAACGCTCAAGGCCAGATTACTAGCGCAAGCAATACCAGCATTGCAATTGCAGGCAGCCAAATTACAAGCGGCACAATTGATTCTGCGCGTATTTCAGGGTCTTATACCGGCATTACCGCGGTTGGAACTTTGACAGGCTTAACAGTCAGCAGCACAATAACTGGCTCAATTAGTGGTAACGCAGCAACTGCAACAAGTGCAACCTCGGCCACAACAGCTACTACAGCAACGAATATTGCAGCAGGTGCAGCCAACTCTATTCCCTATCAAAGCGGCGCAGGAACAACGGTATTTTTGGCTGCTGGGTCTAACGGCCAAGTGCTAACCATAGCCGGTGGAATACCCACATACGCAACACCCACCACAGGAACAGTAACCTCAGTTGGTACTGCCGGCACTGTCAACGGCTTAACCTTGACAGGCGGTCCAATTACAGGTTCGGGAACGGTTACTTTAGGCGGTACGCTAGACTTATCCGCGCCACCAACTATTGGCAATACAACCGCTAATACTGGCGCTTTTACTACATTATCTGGCTCTACAAGTGTAACAACGCCTACTGTTCAAGCTACCAATTCAGGCGGTTTAGCCCTTAAAAACTCTGCCGGTACTA